CGCAAAGAATGGGTGATGCTTCCTGAATATCTTGTTTGTTGTTCTCTTGATACTCATAACGCTTTGCATTATGGCTACGAATCACCGAAGCCCGCGTATGTAGAGCGCACACCAAACGATACTGCTCCATGGCTCAGGGAGGTTGTGCATGGATAACATTCTTATTTGCATTAAGAAGATGCTGGGCCTGGATAAGGACTATGCGCCATTCGACCAGGAACTTATTGTCTTCATCAATTCGGCGTTGATGACACTAACCCAGCTTGGCATCGGTCGAAATGGATTTGTAGTCGTAGATGGCTCAGAAAACTGGAGTGACTTCTTAATCGCAACCGACATGAGCAAAGTGGAAGGAGCGAAGACATATGTGTACATCAAGACACGTTTGGATTTTGACCCACCGGCAAATGCATCCCTGTTAAAGGCACTCCAAGACAATGCGAAAGAACTTGAATGGCGTTTGAACGTAAAAGCTGAACAGGAGCTGTGAAAAAGTATGAAAAAGTATGGACGCGACTCCCCCATGTGATGTATACTGGCACCAACAGTTTTGGAGGTGCTTGTATGGATCGTAACTATGTTTCATGGACCTGCCCTGTTTGCGGCGGCCAGTGTGATAGCAGTGATATTGACCTGCTCGTTTGCGAATACTGTGGAAGCAAGTTCACAGTTAAATCACGTGATGAGCGGAATAGTACGTTCACGCTTACATGCATTTATCGCAATGAAGCCAAAATAGCAGAGATTGAGTTCAAGAAACGTAAGTATGAAGATGCACGCGCCGACGAAGAAGAACAAAGGAAACTTAAGCGGATCTATGCTGAGCTTCCTTGGTATGAACGATGGTGGATGAACTTTACATTATGGCTCAGTGACGCGTTCCTGATGCATCCCGTCTGGACGGTCATTGGTGTCATCTTTGTATTGCTTGCTATCGCGGCGGCCGTGTATTTCGGATTGATTGGACGGGATACCAATGCTATCCAACACAGCAGTTCCGGTATATTACGGACAATTTCGAGACAAAGTAATTGATGGTGAGATCCCAGTCAACAAAGAAGTCATGCTCGAAATGAATAGAATTGACCGGCTCATTCGTAATCCAAGATATTATTACGATCCTGAGCCGGTCGAATGTTATATACGGTTCTGTGAAAACGAGTTGACATTGACTGACGGATCAGACCTTCATCTTCTTGATACCTTTAAATTATGGGCCGAAGAGCTTTATGGCTGGTACTACTTCATCACCAAGTCAGTTTATGAGCCTTATCCGGATGGCCATGGTGGTCACTATGTGACGAAGCGAATACGTAAGCGACTGGTAAACAAACAGTACCACATCATTGGACGTGGCGCAGCGAAGACACTATATGGCTCTACAAACCATGCGTATTGGCTTGTAGCGAATCTGAAAGCTACCCATCAAGTTGCTACCGCTTACACGATGAAGCAGGCTGAAGAGGCCATAAACCCGCTAAAAACGGCAATCGCTCGCTCTCGTGGGCCTGTGTTCAGGATGCTGACTGAGGGATCGATTCAAAACACAACTGGCTCCAAAGCTAAACGTCCAAAATTGGCGTCCACAAAGAAAGGTGTCGAGAATTTCTTTTCCAATTCGTTGCTTGAAACCCGTCCTATGCAGATCGACGCATTGCAGGGCTTTAGCAGCGCAATGAATACGGTTGACGAATGGCTGTCTACCGACTCTCGTGACGATCCAACGGTTGCTCTCGCTCAAGGTGGTGAGAAGTGCGACGATTATTTGGTGATCGCGATGAGCTCGGAAGGTACTGTCCGAAATGGCATTGGGGATACGATGAAGAAGGAGCTTCAAGCTATTCTTCATGGCGATTACGACAATCCTCATGTCAGTATTTGGTGGTACAAATTAGACAGCATGGATGAACTGAACGATCCTGAAATGTGGGTCAAAGCAAATCCCAATCTCGGCAAGAATGTATCGTTCGAAACATACCAAAACGAGCTGAATGAAGCAATGGCTAATCCCGCCAAGAAGAATGAGATTCTCGCGAAGAGATTCGGACTTCCTCTTGACGGTTTTACTTATTACTTCACGTATGATGAGATTCAGCCGCATCGGAAGAAGGACTATTGGCAGATGCCGTGCGCTCTCGGAGCTGACTTATCGCAAGGCGACGACTTCTGCGCGTTTACGTTCCTCTTTCCGCTGCGTCAGGGTTTTGGCGTGAAATGCAGAGCGTACATTTCCGAGAGAACAATGATGAAACTGCATCCCTCGATGCACGATAAGTATGAGCAGTTCATCGATGAGGGTACTTTGATCGTTATGCCCGGGTCCGTACTGAATTTGATGGATATTTATGACGAGCTTGATCGGTATATTACTGAGAGCGAGTATGATATTCGATGTTTCGGGTACGACCCGTACAATGCGAAGGAGTTCGTTGAACGCTGGGAACGCGAAAACGGGCAATTCGGGATCACAAAGGTCATACAGG